TGGTTTGCTCTGGTGCGAATGCTTGCAGCCACAGCGCCGCGCACCTCCACATCTTCAATGTTGGCTAGTGCTTCATCGTCTATGCCGCGTTCAGCCAATGCTTCACGCAGCGTAGTCTTCTTACCAGCAACAACAACCTCTAAATCTGGGCGAACAACTCTGCCGCCTTCAAATGATTCAGCTAGTGGATCAAGTAGATCGAACAAGCCTTCATCAATCATTGCGTTGACGGTTGCGTTAGCAGCTTCGCCATACACCACTGTATCAATAGAGCGGGTCAAAGCTTTCTGCTGCTGCAGTGTGCCACCCATACCAATTACAAGTTCAGCTTTGCTCCTTGCACTCTCAGCTAGATCTTTGGCAATGTCTACGTCACCGCTTCTAATAAGCGCAGCTATGTTTTTGACATCTTCACCGATATCAATAGCCATGTTGCTAATAGCAACCGCTTCTTCTTCTCTTATCTTTGCGCGTGATAATTGATTGTAGTGATCCATGGTGCGCTCTGCACCAACCTGATCAAGAACAGCGGAGCCAACGCCAGCAAAATCTTGTGGAATGCCGTTCATAATTCCTTCAAGCTTTAGCTGTGCAAGCTCTCTAAACTTCTCAGGATTGTTTTGATGCGCAGCTGTATCACGGCGCAAGTCAATTAGTGCGCCATCAAAATCAATAGCAAGTTGCCGCGCATAGTTACTTTCAATGATTGGTCTTGCTGCGTTACGCGCAACACGGCTCATATCTTGTGTAGGGTCTGTATAAACAATGTTACCGGCAGCATCACGCATCTTCATATTCTTGGCAGTTTGTCTACCAAGTTCAGTCTGCTCATCTTCAAACTTTTGATAAGCAACCTGACCAACACGATCAGCAGCGCGTCCTATTGCAGACGCAACTTGATCAGCCGCTGTGTTTATTTGCAAAACACCAGCTGCTCTAGTCTGTTCTTGTGGGCCTTTAGATTTAATAACGCCAACCATGTATCACCTATTTGAACAATGATGCATGTGCATAAGCAGATGACACACCATCAATCAGGCTTGCTGTTGATCTGTTCCTGCCTTGAAGAACAGCTATCTGCCCAGCCAATCTGTTTTGAGAAGCAGCAGACACAGTGCTTGCATTGATGCGACCAGCATCAGTTGCCGCATCACGTTGAATCTTCTCTCTGATACGCTTAATGCTTCTATTGTCACCAGACATAAACCCAGCCATCGCATTGTTCGCTGACAGGTGCGCAGACATATTAGATATGGCTTGGTTGTGCCGCTCTCTGCCTTGCAGGATTGCATCTTTACGCGCTTGCTCATACTGCTGCCGCTGCATCGATGCTTGATCGGAATTAGCTTTCATCGAATACAAAGTAGAAAAGGCCATCAAGCCTATGGTAAATGGATCAGCCATTAGAACGCCACCTCTAGCACCATGCCGTTTAGCTGCAAGTCTAATGGCACGTTTTGTGATATCGTTACTTGCGGGTCACGGCTAAAGCCAAGAACAAAAAACTCCTTCTTGCCTGAGAACGCAGAACGTCCCAAAGCAAAGTCATCATTCACATTACGGATAATCATATCAGTGCCATCAACAGACACAGACAGTGTGTTATACAAATCCAGAATAACAGATGTGATTCTGCGCGGTGTGCCAGTTAAAGGGCCGTTAGATATCTGTCCATCAATCGGCAGTGTCTGTAACTCAGGGGTAAACGAATACCCAACATATGCCGATGTTACATTTGCATCGATAGCAGAAACATCTACCTCGTCAGCAGTAACAGTGTATGAGCCTAAATAATCCGTACCGTTTACAGACTTGACGTTTGCACCATTTGCAAAATCTGCATTTAACCCTGTCAACACACCAGCTGCACCAGTGTAAAGATTGCAATGATCCATTGGCATAGAGTTGTCAAACTCTTCCAGATAAAAGGTATCAGAGCCAGAACCATTGTCTCTTACAGCCACAGTAAACAAACGCTCTCCAACAGAGCATGCGCTGTGGAACTTGCCTTGAGTATCCCATAGACTCCAGCCAGCTTTCTTATCAGCGCGAAGCGAATAGAACACAGCAATGGTTCCGTCGCTGTTCACATAGAACGCATAACTCTCTGGTTTGTTTAGAGCGCCTTTGATTAAAGCTTGTTGAATTGGGTTGCGTATCAGATGCGGAGATAAAGTCGATATATTTGTCGAGACATACGCACCCTCAGTATCCGAGAAGATGTACTCTCTAATCGCGCTCTCTGTTTTTTGTACATATAAAGTCGCGCCATCAAACGGCACAGGCTTTACAAAGTTAGCACCAAACGGTGTCTGACGTTTAACCTGCGCTGTAGCTGGAGTAACTGGACTGTTTGCAAATGATGGCACATAAAATTCAGAGTCAGATGTAAACACCTGCAAATCACGATTTGAAACCAGATGCCTGATCTGATCAAACGATCCCACGTTTGCAGATAGATCGATAGCATCGTCATCTTCGCCATCACCTAGATCAAAATTAAAGTAGTTATTACTCTTTGACGCCCACAGATTAGATGGCTGCGCTAACGATCCTGCAAACCACAAACGTCCTTCGTGGAAGGTTACTGTGCTAGGATAGCCTCGCAAGGATGAGTATGACTGTTCTTCCCATTCGGTAGTTGGAGCGCCAGTTCGAATGCGGGGGGAGCCACCACCAACAGAACTTGTGGTTGCGTTAGCACCGGCTGTGATCTCATAAACATTCTCATTAATAACAGCGCCAACCGTTCTAGTGCCGTTAATGTTTGAATTTGATAAACCGCCAACACCAGATGCACGATCAATCACAATACTAGCATTAGGCGCTAGGCCATGCAGCGCATGTGTCACCAAAACCTTATTTGATCCTTGGATTGTTTCCAGCGCATCAATGTCTAGTTGCTGTCTGATCGCACCACTAATTGAACCAGTTGCTGTTGTGCCATTAGTAACAGCTGTTATCCGTACATCCGTGCCACCAATACGCAGATTTACGCCAACGTGATCCGCAACAAAATAACTAGAACTTGTTGTTAGTGTTGTCGAACCAGTGGTTGCGCTTGATGAAATGGTTACGCCATTACCTTGGAAGTTAAAGTATGGCTGGTATATTAAGTTGCCATCAGTTGATTCTTCAAACTCAAATGGCTCAACTTGGAATGACTGCAACCCAGTACGCACTAGCTTTTGTATAGGGTACAGTCTGTGGCACAAGAACATAACATCAGCCTGCTGCGCAAATGAAAGCTCAATGACTTCAGACTGCGACCAAGGTAGGGCTGCTGAATTTGTGTCTTGTGTTATGTTCTGGATATGTGTTGGTTCAAAGCTGTTTGTTGGGTCAAGCAAAAACACATCAATTTCACCAGCACTAAACGCAATGATGTAACGCTCGTCATCACTAAAAATGAATGGCTCAATGCGCACCTGCAATCCAGTGGCGCTTGATGAGTATGTGTTATCGAATGTGTACCAATTGCGAGTACCACTGCGCTTTTCAACGCCGCCTTCTGATTTAATAAAGAAGTTGCGCACACGCGCAGCAGCATGAGTATAGACTGAAACATCGGTTCTGGATGTTAATGACGGGCTGACCTCTCCGAAATCGAAGCTAGTCAGCGGCACTCTTATTCTCGCCATTAACTTAACCTTTCAGTTCTAAACCTATTCGTAACTAGCTTTCTTGTTGTTTGCTGCTGACTGTCTAAGTTTCTGGCCTTTGCCATAAGGCGATCAGCTTTTTGTTCCATGACTTGTGTAAGGCCATCATCCCTTGCAATCGAAGATGCAAAGATTGCTGCTAGTTGAAATTGCACAGCCAATGTAAAGTAAGAAGGCCAATCAACTTCACTTGCACGGAATGTGTAATCTGCAACCACCACATCACTTGTGGTAGTGTTTGAGAATACTTTGTCACCATAAACAGAATACTGGATAAGCATGTCGTTTACAGTTAAGGCATGCAGCATAAGCAGATTGCTAGGTAACTGATGCGCAATATCAAAACGCCCAGTAGGAGGCGCAGTTAATGCGTTCAATTGAGCTTGGTTGGTAGCAAAGCGCCAACGAGTAGCACAAAGAGATGCGCGAGCCACATCTTCATACATGTTGTTAGCTATAGTTGCTTCGGTACTAGCGTCAGCAAAAGAAGAAATAGGGTTAGCGCCAATAAGCGTTAATGCTCTTGCCGCTATATCAATTGCTGAATTTGCTGCTGTACTCATAGGTTAAGTAGAGGGAGGGGCTTGTCGCCCCTCCCCACACCCTTATGTGTTGTCGTCAAGGACTTCGTAGACACCGTTATCATCGATAACAACAGCGCCCATTGACATCATTGAAGTTG